CCTCGGCTCCCTGTTCGGCGTCGAGCGTTTGCTCATCAGCCCCGCCGTTCCAACAGCGGTTCCGCCCATTGCCGCCGTCTACGAAAGCGACAGCGACTTCCGCTATCGCATCCAGCTTTCGCTGGAAGGGTTGTCGACTGCAGGCCCCGAGGGCGCCTACATCTTCCACGCCCTCAGTGCGGACGGGCAGGTACTCGATGCCAGTGCCACCAGCCCATCGCCTGGGCAGGTCCTGATTACTGTGCTTTCGCGTTCCGGTACTGGAGTGCCGGACGCAACGCTGCTTTCAACCGTGCTGACCAAGCTGAGCGACGAAAGCGTCCGGCCGCTCACGGACTACGTCCAGGTACAGGCCGCCACCATCGTCCAGTACCAAGTCACCGCGACCCTGTACTTCTACGCCGGCCCGGACCGTGAAGTGATCATGGCCAACGCCCGCGCGGCGCTGGAGGCCTACACCAACGGCCAACACCGCCTGGGGCTGGACGTCACGCTCTCCGGCATTTATGCCGCGCTGCACCAACCAGGCGTGCAACGTGTGGACCTCGCCAGCCCAACCGCCAACCTGGTGGTCAACCGCCAGTCCGCCTCCTACTGCACCGCCATCACCCTCACCGATGGTGGCCTGGATGAGTGACCAGCCGAGCCTGCTGCCGCCCAATGCCTCGCCGCTTGAGCGCAAGCTGGAGCAGGCCACCCTGCGCCTCGGCACCATGGCCGTGCCGCTGCGCGATCTGTGGAATCCGGATACTTGCCCGGCGCGCCTGCTGCCCTGGCTCGCCTGGACGCTCTCGCTGGACAGCTGGCAGCCGTACTGGCCCGAGGCCGTTAAGCGGGCGCGTATCCGCTCAGCCGTCGACATTCAGCGTCGCAAGGGCACCGCCAAGTCAGTACGCGACGTAGTGCGCTCGTTCGGTAGCTCGCTTGCCCTGCGGGAGTGGTGGCAGAAGGAACCCATGGGTACTCCGCATACCTTCGAGGTCGTGCTAAAGCTGGGGGCCAGCGTGCCCAACACCGCCGCCTACCAGCAGGACATCATCAAGGAAATCGAGCGAACCAAGCCGGTACGCTCGCACTTCACGCTCACGCTCGGTCTGGCCGCTACTGGAGGCCTCGGCCTCCAGGGTGCTGCCCGGCCAGTCATCTACCGCCGCCTGCAATGCACTGAGGCCCCGTAATGGCACTACCCATCACCATCACCGATGCCGGCCGCGCCGAGATCATCAACGCCCAGAACACCGGCACAGGCCCGGTCACCATCACAGAAATCGGCTTCGGTACCGGGCAATACACGCCCACGAAAACGCGCACGGCGCTGCAGGCGCAGGTCAAGCGCGTGAGTTCGATCGCGGGGCAGGCCGTCGCCGCCGATACCATTCACGTAATGGCGTTGGACGAAAGCAGCGATGCCTACAACGTCGGCGAGTTCGGCCTGTTCAGCGACAAGGGCACGCTCATTGCGGTCTACTCGCAGCCGGCGGCCTCGGGCTGGATCATCCAGAAGGCAGGGGCATCCACCCTGCTGCTGGCCACCGACATCATTCTGGAGAGCCTCAACGCCACCAACATCACCTTCGGCGATATCAGCTTCCTCAACCCCCCTGCGACCGAAACGGTGCCCGGTGTGGTCATGCTCGAAAACACGCTGACTAGCTCCAGTACAAGCCGTGCGCTCACTGCGGCGATGGGCAAGAAGCTGCACGATGAGAAGCAGCCTAAAGATGCAACACTGACGGCCCTGGCTGCGCTGATCACTGCGGCCAATAAGTTGATCTACGCAACGGGCAGCGACACCTTTGCCACGGCGGATCTGACGGCATTCGCACGCTCACTACTGGACGATGTCGATGCCGCCGCAGCTCGGACGACGCTGGGTGCTCAGCCTTTGGACTCAACGCTGACTGCCTTGGCTGGCGTGGTCACTGCCGCAAACAAGCTGATCTACGCAACGGGCAGCGACACCTTTGCCACGGCGGATCTGACGGCATTTGCACGCTCGCTACTGGACGATGTCGATGCCGCCGCAGCTCGCGAGACGCTGGGGCTGGTGAAACAGAGCAGCAGCACAGACACCACCGCTGGGCGCGTAATGACAGTCGGTGCGTTTGGGCTAGGATCGACAGCGATCAGTCTGGCTACGCCGAATCTCAACGACGAGCGCACGACCGGTTTCTACTACTGCAGCAGCCCGACCAATAGTCCGGTGGCGGAAAATGGCTGGTTGCTACATGAGGATCTTTCGGGCGCCGGCTACGCTGCGCAAACGTATAAGGCGCTGAACGGACGGGTGTTCCAGCGCGTGCAAAGCGGCGGTGCCTGGCGCAGCTGGGTCGAACTGTTTCACTCAGGCAACGTCTCGCCTTTTATCCAGTCACTGCTGGATGACGACAGTGCGGCGGTCGCACGGGACACATTGGGGGCACAAGCAAGTGACCCTACTCTGACGGCGTTGGCTGCGCTGGTGACTGCCGCAAACAAGCTGATCTACGCCACGGGCAGCGACACCTTTGCCACGGCGGATCTGACGGCATTCGCACGCACGCTACTGGATGATGCCGATGCAGCCGCAGCTCGCCTCACGCTGGGCGCGGCCCCGGTGGAAAGCCCGACATTCACCGGATCGCCAAAAGTTCCAACTGCCTTGGCAACAGACAGTGGCACAAGTGCTGCCAACACTTCGCATGTGAAAGCGGCGATGGCGTTGTATGGAATAGGGGGGCAGGCGGTCTCCACGGAAGTGGATCTCAACACCTATAAGATTGGTGGTGCCTATGTGACCCCTAGTTCGGGCTTACTTAATCTACCTTCGGGATGGGCGCAGGGGCGACATATCATTCTTGTCTCCGGCGGGGCGAGCTACGCCGCGCAGTTGCTCTACGGGGCTAATGCCAATGTGAGACGTCAGGCTATTCGCATATGGGACGGTACGGTCTGGAGCGCCTGGGACGAACTGTGGCACTCAGGGAACACCATTAAACAAGCGAACTTGGCAGACACTACCGCTGGGGCATTTATGCAAGTGGGAGCGTTCGGCCTCGGCGGGGATGGAATACCCGTTTCTGATTACAACACTACGCCAAGTGGTAATGCCTTTCTCTCTGGTCTGAGTGGCTCAACACCCAACAGGCCGGGTAGTGGCACTTCTTTTGCAATTAATCTTTCCGGTTCCGGTCTTTATGCGCATCAGCTTGGCGCAGGAATCTCGGAGAATGAACTGCGCTTTCGAAATAAGAACAACGGTGTATGGGGTGCGTGGAATACGTTACTTCACACTGGTAACACTTCGTCGTTTATACAGACACTATTCGACGACGCGGACGCTGCTGCGGCAAGGTCTACGCTTGGTATAACCGTAGCGGACGGCGGCCTCGGTTACGGACAAGTTTGGCAGGACGTCACTGCCAGTAGGGCCTGGGAAACTACATACACAAATACAACAGGCAAGCCGATTCTTGTCTCGGTAATTGCGCAAGATACCGTCTCGGGCAATTTGCAGGTTCAACTTACGGTGAACGGTGTTGTGGTCGCGCGCCATTATCATGGTGGCAACATGGAGGCGACGGTAGCGGCAATTGTTCCGCCGGGCGGCACATATAAAGCTGATCGATTTGACACTAACGACAAAATCACTGTTTGGGCGGAATTGCGATGAAATATTTTAGAAACGCCGAAGGCGCAGTAGTTGCTTTCGAAAGTGACGGTTCGCAGGATGAGTTTATAAGTGACGAGTTGCTGGCGATGACCGCAGAAGAGATATCGCTGCATCTGAATCCGCCTGTTGACGTGGAAAACCTCTGTTCAAAAATTGACTCAGCTGCCGATGGCGCTCGCCGTGCCGTCGCCGGCGACCCGCTACGAGCCGTCGAATACGACCGCGCCCGCATCGAGGCGCAGGCCTTCGCTGATGCCGGTTACCCAGCAGACGCGGTGCCCCGCACAGTCGCCGCTTGGGCTATTAACGGACGAACGCCAGCGGAAGCAGCGGAAAGTATTCTCGCCGAAGCGGCCGCCTACACCAATGCACTGTACTCGCTCCGCGAGATTCGTCTCCGGGCCAAAGCGGACATACTCATCAGGATGGCAGCAGGCGAAACCGAGGAAGCGCAGAGCATCGCGCATGAGGCAACGGCTGCTATCGAAGCAGCCGTTGCTGGCATAGGAAATGCTTAGCGCGTTGAATTGGCAGACGCAGCCTG